GTTGTATTTCGGAGCCCTGCGGGGCTCCTCCGTGCAGGCAGGCTGACAATCAAAGGGTATGAGCATGATAAGAAAGGAAAAAGTGCAGGTGCAATACGAATTTCAGGCACAAAAAAACCGCCTCTCGGCGGTCTACGACATTACTACTTATTGCTTTGATTATTCGGTATTTTCATTCCCTGGTACCCGGGGCGGGACTTGAACCCGCACAGCCATAAGCCGAGGGATTTTAAAAAGCTAGCATATGCTTTTATTTTCAATAAGTTAAGTTTAATCAGTAGGTTAAAAATGCGCATCGTTGAGCATTATGACGCGTTGTGCGCTTCTGCTGCCATTAATTCAGGCCCGTTTTCGCCAGAAATCTTATCAAATGGATTCAACGTTAACGCTGCCTCAAGGTGATCGGGGGCGAAGTGTGCATATCGCATTGTCATCATAATCGTGCTGTGACCGAGTATCTGTTGAAGCACCAAAATATTGCCGCCCCCCATCATGAAATGGCTTGCGAACGTGTGCCGCAGAACGTGAGTGCGCTGACCCGTTGGTAACTCGATGCCAGCCCGTTTAAGCGCGTGCTTAAACGCATCATATGATGTGCTGAAAAGCGCCCCTCGCGTTTTCGGCAGCAAATCCTGCAACCGTTTTGATATTGGAACCGTTCTGTTTTTGTTGCTTTTCGTGTTGATGAAAGACACGCGGCCAGGCAGAACCTGAGATTGCCGCATTGATTCAGCCTCACCCCAGCGTGCACCGGTTGCCAAACAGAGACGAACAATGATACCCAGGCTTTTATTATCCGACTCATCACAAGCTGCCAGCAGGCGCTTAATTTCGTCGGGGTAAAGGAAAGATAATTCCTGATCACCCTCCTTAAATTGGCGAATGCCATCCAAGGGGTTATTGCCTTCCCATTCCCCCAATCGCTTCAACTCGGAAAACACTGCGTGCAGGTATGATTGCTCTCGGTTTACCGTTGCCTCTTTAATGGCCTTACGCCCCTTTGCCAGCCATTCACCAGCAAGCCGGCGTTCACGATACACAGCAAACATATTCTTATCGACTTCATGCGCCAACGGATCGCCAAGACGTTCGCAGATAGCTTGCAGCTTTGAAAGCCGAGACTCACCGGAAGTCAACGTTTTGCCGTGCATGTCATACCAGCGCTGGATCAGATCGGCCAATTTGACCGCGCCATCACCAACTTCAACAGCTTTCTTATTTGCCAAAAGGCGGCGCTCGTAGGAAAGCGCCTCCCCTTTAGTGGCGAACTGCTTTCTAATGCGCTTTCCATCACGTCCGTAAGGGAAACACTGGCATAACCATTTGCCTGATGGAAGTTTGCTAACTGCCATTAGTATTTACCCATTTCATCATGATCATAAGCATCATCGCTGTCGATTTAACTGTTTGGTTAGCGAACATCTTTTCATTTTCCGCTTTCTTCGGTTCTGGCTTAAAAGCGGAATCTAATTGTTTTACTAACTCAGCCGCATAAGGCTTGAAGTCATCCACCGATTTAATATTTCGACTTATGTCATCCGATAATAATTTTTTGCTGTATAGCCCTGCAATAAAGTCAGCACAGGTGGCTAGCTTGTTTTGCTGTGTTGCTTTTTGCCATGCTAAAGCATTAGCTTCGTGGAGTGATCCACCTGAATACCAAGCATTAGCTAAAGCAAAATTAGAATAAACAGCTAATAGTGCCACCAATAAATAAATCGCGCGCACCACTGAAAATGCATCATACAACTTAATATTCTTCATGTTATCACACCGTTTCTTTTGGTTTAATAATCGAACTATTCACTAATAGCCTGTATATTAACTGTAATTGATCGATACGAGCTAAATTCCAAGAAAAATAAAATCAATAATCACGGGAACGGAAAACCCCAAGAGAAAAACCAATGCAGTGAAACCAGGATAATCCCAAGCCAATCGTCCCCACTGCACAAAGATTGGTACTTTTTCGGCGGCTTCGCTTCCCCCATCACGCTCTTCATCTAGCCATAACAGGGCTTGCTGAAGTTCGGTGCGCTGGAGGTTTTTAAGGTGACTGGAACCGAAACATTTACGGCAATACTGAAGAAGGTCATTATAACGATCGGTGTTAGCACTGATTTTCAATAAGGCAGATATCAATTCATTCTTTTGGGATTTCTCTCGGCATAAGTCCAATTGCGCTTGGAGGTAACTGTAAGCAGGTTGATATTGACTAACCGTCATTTCTTCAACACTTCTCACGCCGATCTCTGCATGAACTCTGTGCCATACTTCATAGCCTTCTTCGCTCCCAGCTTCTGCTACAGCAAGAATCAATTGGTGGAGCTGTTTACGCTGAGCCGGTACTAGCGGGCGCGTGTCCTTCTCCATAGCTGGAACAGCGATATTGACAAAATCCCTAGCTATGTAATTTTCTGCCGTGATCCGCTCTTCATGGAAATCGTTGCCAGCGATTCTGTTATGCCTTCCCTTGGAATCATTCCCCATAGAGTCCCTCCTGCTTCTACTTATTTTTTGTGCTCGTGAAAATCACGCCCAGCAATCCTTTGCCCTCTCCCACCACTTACGCTTATTGCTTTGGGATCGGCAGCGGAATTACCAGCGGTAAGCGCAGCAAGGGCTGCGGCCTTTACAGCCAGTGGGGCCGACCTGTAAAGCTGTATGAGTTCAAGTTCATCATTTGAGATCTCACCACTCGAAGAAGAACGGTTTCCAGTCAAAATGTACAAAACATCAGCGCCAATTTCCGCCAGGCGAACTAAATAGCCGGCTCCAGGGGCCGTCTCATCTCTTTCGTACATGGCCTGAGCGTTTCGAGAGCAGTCCGCCAGTTTTGCAAAATCACCTTGATTTAAATTGAATTTCTTTCGTTCTTCACGAATTCTATCGCCAATATTTACCATTATCTTGGTATTCCGGTATTGACTTGACCAACATAATGGTCAAGAATGGTTTTCACAGACACTTAGCAGATCACAATATACCACTATGAAACAAGAACTCCATGAACCGCGTTCTCGTTTACCACGCGGAATTGCGTCAAAAAAACCAATCCCAATGCGCTTATCAGATGCCGAGCGCGCGGAGCTGGAGATCATCGCAGCTAAAGAAAGTCGTTCGATTTCAAGCATGGCGCGCCTGGTGTATCTGCGCGGCATTGAATCCATCCAGGCGGAATGACGGGGTAAATCATGGCGAACACCACGATAAACATCACCGTTCCTACAGGTTATGTCGCTCTGGAAGCATACGCCGAAATGACAAAAATCCCGATCGGCACCTGCCGGCGGATGGTTAGGGATGGCCGGATAATCATTCGTCCGAAAGCGAACCCAAAGGACAAGATCGAAGTAAACCTTGTCGCCATGCTGAAAGACGCAATAGCCAACAGTTGAGGCAGAAACATGCAACCAATTGAACACGCTATAACCAAAATAAGCCGCAATTCTTCACGCTATCGCGGCTTTGTTATCACTTATCGTCCGCGCACTATCGTTAACCCAATAGCCAGATATGAAGTAAGCCAGGGCGATCAGTCTTATGGCTTATTCGACGCGCAAGCACAGGCGACCGGCTATATCGACCAACTTTACTCACAGCACCAGGCGGCAGCATGAAACAGGCATACATCACATTAGTGGGCGACCTTCTGGCGCAGTACCACGCCAAAGCCAACAACATCAACGCCGCCACGGCGATCGCGCCAGCTGTACGCGCTGTTTCGCTGAACGATTACGCATTCCGCCTGTGCATCGGCCTAACTGGCCTGCTGAGTACAGCAGAAGCCGCCGGACACGCCCCGGACGCCGCCGTTATCGACAGTCTGATCATGCGCTGCAACAACGGCGATATTCCTCACCCGCGAGCGGTTGAACAGTCAGCATGAGCCGGGAAAGCCCGGCCCTATCTGAGAGCACACCCTCCCATCAACGTGTGGGGGATTGGCGTCCGGGGTGTGCTCCCAGATAGGCAATGAAACCCGGTTGCGTCCTTACAAAAGAATGGGCTGCTTAGATCGGGCGATTACCTTCTCATGCGCCGGGCATGGCTAAAACCCGGCATATATTTCAGTGGGCACATTCAGCGCTTACTGAAATATATCCACCACCCGAAATAAAAAATGCCGCCTTTTTGGTGGCGGGTTTCCTACATCCTGAATTCAGGGGGTTTTTATGAACGACGCCGAATTAATGGAGTTGCTTGCGGATGCCCGCCGCGCTTCACGGCTGCAACTTCTGGAGTTGTTGAGCACGAGGATTGAACGCCTTGAGGCCGACAACGCCACCCGCGATCAAATCCTTTCCATGCTGAAAAGCTGGATTTCCGCGCGCCAAAAGATCGGCACTCAACAAGAAGGTGCCGCGAAATGAACACCTTCATTGCTGTAATCGCAGTCTGGTTTGTCCTCGCCTTTGCGGTCGTGGGCTGGTTCGCATACCGGCAGTGCAAATGCTGCCGGGAGTTTAATCAACAGTGCATGCCGCCTGAATTGCGCAATTACGACTAAGGACGCCCAATGGCCGATCAAATCGACATGGCACAGGAACGGCATCAGCTAATCCTTGACGCCCAAATAAAAAACGCCCGCCCGCAACCTTGCGGGCCTTCTGCATTTCACTGCGAAGAATGCGGAGCACCCATCCCTGAGCAGCGCCGCCGTCTGATTCATGGCGTCAGCACCTGTGTGCACTGCCAGGCCACCAGAGAAGCAAAATCACGCCATTTCAAGGGGTAAACCATGACCAGAACAGCCCTTAAGTGGCTGGGCAGCAAGGCCGGCATCATTGACACCTTGCGCCAGCACCTGCCAGCCGGTAAGCGACTGGTTGAACCGTTCGTCGGCAGCGGCGCGGTGTTTCTCAACACCGACTATGAAAGCTATTTGCTGTGCGATATCAACAGCGATCTGATCAACTTCCACAACGTCGCCAAAAACCTGCCGGACGTCCTGATCCGCGAAGCGCGCAACCTCTTCAGGGAGCACGCCAGCGAGGCCGGATATTACGCCGTGCGGGCCGATTTTAACCTGCGCTGCGACAGTAATTTCCTGTACCGCGCCGCGCAGTTCCTTTACCTGAATCGTCACGGTTTCAATGGCGTTTGCCGATACAACCTGCGCGGCGAGTTTAATGTGCCGTTCGGTCATCGAAAAGCGCCCTATTTCCCCGAAGACGAGATCCGAACTTTCTCTGAGAAGGCGCAGGCCACAAAAGCGGTTTTCCTGTGCTGCGCATTCCAGGAAGCGATCAGGATGGCAGAGGCCGGCGACGTGATTTATTGCGATCCGCCCTACATCCCGGCCAGCGCCACAGCCAATTTCACCAGCTACCACACCGACGGCTTTACCAGCGAACAACAGAGAAAGCTGGCGCGCATGCTGCGCATTGCAGCAAAACGCGGCCGCCACGTCGTAGCCTCGAACAGCGAAACCGACGCCGCGCGGGAGCTGTATTCCGATTTCATCATCACAACCGCCACCGCACGCCGTTCTGTCAGCGCCAAAGCTGCCAGCCGCGCAACAGCTGGCGAGATCATCGCAACTTTGAAGGCAACAGCATGAAAAAACACGAACTAAAGATCCTGCCGGAGCATTTCGCGGCAGTGGTCAGCGGTGAAAAGAAAGCAGAGTTTCGCATCAACGATCGGGGCTATTCCGTTGGCGATCTGGTGTGCCTATTCGAATACGGATGGCTGAAGGATTGCGATGGTCTTGAAGGATTTTCAGGTCAGCACGTTTGGGTGCGAATCACCCATGTTACCGATTTACACCCGTGGAAACCGGGTTACGTCATGTTGAGCATCGAACGAGGGCCATTCAAATGCTGAAAGTGAGTGATCTCTTTGCCGGCCTGGGTGGTTCATCTACCGGCGCACAAATGGCAGGTGCTGAAGTGGTTTGGGCCGGCAATCACTGGCCGGCCGCCGTCGAAGCCCATAAGGCGAACCATCCCGGCGCAATCCACGTTTGCCAAGATCTGCACCAGGCTGACTGGTCATTGATGCCTAAGCACGATCTGATGATGGCCTCTCCGTGCTGCCAAGGCCACAGCAAAGCACGCGGTAAGAAGGCAGGAAACCCCCAGCACGACGCAAGCCGTTCCACGGCGTGGGCGGTGGTATCTGCTGCCGAGTACCACAGAATGCCGAAAGTCATCATCGAAAACGTGCCGGAGTTCCTTCAGTGGGGGCTTTACCCAGCATGGGAAGCGGCGATGCAAGCGCTGGGATATTCTCTTGCGCCGCACATCGTGGATTGTGCTGATCTCGGTGTTCCGCAAAACCGCGTGCGCCTGTTCATTATCTGCACCCGTAGCAAAAAACCACTGTTTCTGAAGTTACCGAAAATGCCGCATTTACCGGCCAGCACCTTTATCGATTTCGACGCTGGCAAATGGCAACCGATTGAAAAGCCAGGGCGCGCTGTTGCGACGCTGGAGCGCGTTAAGAATGGCCGCGCACAATTCGGCGATCGGTTCCTTTTCAGCTACTACGGCAACACCAAAACAGGTCGATCTCTTTCACGTCCGATCGGCACGATCACCACTCGCGATCGATGGGCGGTTGTCGACGGCGATCGCATGCGCATTTTGACCCGCGACGAAAACTTGCTGGCGATGACGTTCCCGGAGGACTACATCAAACCACCATCGCACAAGCTGTGCGTACACATGGGAGGAAACGCTGTTCCACCGAAAGCCATGTGTGAAATTATCACTGCGTTGGAAGCGCAAGCGTGAATAAAGCTTCACGCGGCCGCTATGAACCATCACCGCCGTTGCCATACCCTGGCAGCGGCGCGCCTGCTTTTGAATGGGCCTTTCCGTGGAACGCCCCACGGCCGGCGATCGAGCCACCTGTAGACCTACTGGCCGAAAGCCAGAAACAGACCGAAGAACAGATCGCCGCCACTCTACGCGCGCATCATCTGCTTGAACAGCAGCCGCAACTGATCCAGCGCGATGTTCGTTACCACATCAGCCAGCTGGAAGAATCACAGGGCATCCGCCGGGGCAATGCGTACTTGACGAAAAACTTTGTCGAGCGCGTATTGCCACGGCTTGATCTCGTCAACGAGAAATACCGCATTTCAGAAAACAACATCGACGCCGATCTGTGCCAGCGGTTCAATCGGTTGCCAGATGCCAGCCGCGCCGACGTCGAGCTGTTAGCCAAGGATATCGCAATCACCATCAAGCGCGAGTTAAGCGTGATCGATGAAGATGCCGGCAGTGCTTCAGAGTTCCTGAGCGTGCTGGAGCTATACCTGGGCGCTACCGCCCTGACCCGCCGATTCAAACAGACCCCGCCGCTATGGGATACCTATCAGTCTGACAGCGAAAAAATGACGGTCGAGAATACCGGGCCGGCGGTGCGGCGCATGCTGTCAGAAAACTGGTGGCTGCGCCGCCTGCGTCGGCATGCTGATCGATGGAAAGAGCACTTGCATATCGCGATCGGACACGTCAGCAAGAAGGCGACGCCATACGCCAGCCGCCCAACGGTCGGAGACTGGCGGGAGCAGAAGCGGCGCACGCGCGAATTTCTCAAGTCGATGGAACTGGAAGACGACGAGGGCAACCGCATTTCGCTGATCGACAAATACGATCACAGCGTGGCGAACCCGGCGATCCGCCGTTGCGAGCTGATGGCGCGCATCCGCGGCTTTGAGAATATCTGCAATGAAATGGGCTTTGTGGGGGAGTTTTACACCCTGACGGCCCCTTCTCGCTTCCATGCCACCAACAAGCACGGCCACCGCAATAAAAAATGGCGCGGAGCCAGCCCGGACGAAACGCAGCGCTACCTGCGCGGCGTCTGGGAGCGCGCCCGCGCGAAGCTGCATCGCGAAGACGTTCGAATTTTTGGGATCCGCGTGGCCGAGCCGCATGCCGACGGTACACCGCATTGGCATATGTTGTTGTTCATGCGTCCTGAAGCCGTGGAACAGGTACGCAGCATTCTGCGCAGCTACGCCTGCGAGGAAGACGCCGGCGAGCTGTACAGCGAGCGCACCAGAAAGGCCCGTTTCCACGCTGAAGCCATCGATCCGGAGAAAGGCAGCGCCACCGGCTACATCGCTAAATACATCAGCAAAAACATCGACGGTTACGCGCTGGACGGCGAGATGGACGACGACAGCGGCAAAGAGTTGAAGGAAGTCGCCCCGGCCGTGTCTGCCTGGGCGGCCCGCTGGCGTATTCGTCAGTTTCAGTTTATCGGCGGCGCGCCGGTAACGGTCTATCGTGAGTTGCGCCGCATGGCCGATCATGAAACCGCCGTCGGCCTGAGCGTCGAATTCGCTGCCGTGCACGATGCTGCCGACTGCGGGAAGTGGGCGGAGTACGTCAACGCCCAGGGCGGGCCGTTTGTCCGTCGCGATGATCTGGTCGTGCGCACCTACTACGAGCCGGCAGAAACACCGAACGATTATGGCGAAGACGTGATCCGGATCCGTGGGGTGTTCTCTCCACCGGTCGGCATCGACACGCCAATCATCACCCGCACGACAGAATGGAAGTTTGTGCCGGCGCGTGCCGTTGACCTGGCCGTTGACCTTAAGGGCGCGCCTGCGCCCTCTCGGAGTTCTGTCAATAACTGTACGGCATCGCCGGAAAGGTTAAAAACCAAGCAGCCATCGGAGCCGCCACCACCACCTGAAAACCTCAATTTTGAGCAATTAACCGACAAAGAGCGGCGGTTGTTGCTCCGGCGGATACGCAGCGAATCGCCAGAAAGAGTGAAAAACCCATACGCGGCAGTCGCCGAGGGCTTCGCCTTGCCTGATGAAGGGGATTATCTGCCCCAAATCCGGGCAAAACAGCCAGATCCAGACAGCCTGGCACGCTGGCGCGAACAGATTCGCCAGGAACAGCAGCAGCGCGCGCTGGCGTATTTCTACCTGGGCGACATTCAGGATGCGGCAGCTGACAGACCGGCGGGCGCGAGCGAGGGGATCGGCACACTCCGCCGGCCACTCAGTCCGCAGGAACGCCGGATAGAAAGCTTCGCTGAGTCGATAGGCTTCAGCCTGGACGACAACATTTTGAAGGCGGCGGCCAAAGGAGCAACGTTGATCGTTGATGGGAAGCGATATAGAGCACAGGCGGATGGCTGTTTGTACCTCGACAGGAAACCGCAGACACCTAACCCTCAACAGCGCCTAGCGGAGCTGTGGAAAAAGCAAGTACCAAGCCAAACACAGTTAATTGGTAAACGCATACGGAAAGAAGATGGGATAGGCCCATCCCTGAAATTAACCAGGGAACAGCAGCACAAAGCCTTAATTGAAAGGGCTGAGCAACAGTATTTCGCATCGCTAAAATCGGAGGAATAGTATGACTACATCGGCAGAACGTAAACGCAGCCAGCGCCAGCGCGACAAGGCCAACGGCATCACCACGATCACTCTGCGGGTCGATAGCCAGGAAATGGCGATGATCCTGGAAGGTTGCCAGCAGCGCCGGATCGCGAGAGAACCTTACGAGGTGACGGAATACCTGATCGGCCTCATACGACAAGACAGCAAGCTGTTGCAGAAACAGCTGGCCGACCTGCGTAAAAGTAGCTGTGGGAAATGCGGCGACACGTTGCCGGGCGATCCGGGCGGTTGCTGCATGCAAGGTGACACGCAATGCTGGCAGACTATGGGGTATAAGAAACTGATGTTGTCGACTCTGTAGAGCTATCACCAAGTAATGCGGTTATAGTTTACACACCATTCGCACATAAAAACGCCATTGAATGAATGTTTTTTTAGTTGTATATTTAAACAGTCTGGACATTAAAACAGTACATTGATAACCAAGGTGGGCTAATGACTGAAAAATCTGAGTTTTTCTCCAGTTTCATCGATATTGAAAGGCGAGCATCATTTTCTCTAGATCATGAAATTAGCCCTGACAATTTCAAAGAACTAGTTGGGGAATACCGATTAGATGAAGATGTTGCCTGTCAGGTCAAAGCCAAAAATGGAATTTGCCACCAGAAGCATAAAAACGGATGGTTGGGGGTTACCAAAGACGGCTTTGAAGTGTTGATTGGAGGACATTGCGCCAGAAATTATTTCAAAGCGGATAAAGCATTTGCCTTCGAAAGGAAACGTGTACGTAAAGAAATAGATCGGAAAAAGGCTATCCACAAGCTGAAAGGATACCGTGAAAACGTTCTGATTTTTAGCAATGAACTGGCTGAACTAAGAAAAAAAATTATTGATACCAGAGTTAAATTGGATCAGATACTGAAATTGTTTCCGAACTCAGTGCTTACCTTCATAACTAATGCGCAGAGAACACGTAACTGGGATATCAATGTTGATTTATTAAAGGAATATGATGGTGATAAAAAATCAACGTGGGTAGTCAGCCATTTGTGCAAGTTACGATCTTTACCATACATGCACGAAGTCATTACCTTAATGAACAAAGTTAAAAATTTATCAGAAGTCTATGGTGATGCCTGTAAATTAGACCCTAACGAAATAAAAACCCCCAAATTAAAAAGAATCATCGAAACTCTAACCGAAAAGGAAGATTTAGAAAAACTTGGCACACTCTTAAATAGAGATGTCTATAAATTCCTTGACGTTAAAAACTTAGAGTCATTAATTTATATTTGCGATGACAAAGATGACGAATATTTGACAACAAAAGCAATTATGACTCTTACGGACGCAAAAGTTTCAACTGATGGGCATATCAATCTCCGACTCCGTAGAATCAAAGAAAGGACGGAAAAACAGTTTGGCGGGCAGAAAATACGGAAAAATCAGATTATCGATAAGTTCCAGCGCCAGAATATTTTTGCAGGTTAATAAGTAAAGACCATCCCCATCCACCATGCAAAACACACTAAAGCGCCTCTACGACACGTAGCCAGGCGCTTTTCTTTGCACCAGAAACACCGTTAAGACACCGGTCGCCATGCACGAGGAAGTACATACCGTAGGGACAGACTTTCTGTAAAACCTTCGCCAGCCGATGATAGCAGCACCAGAGAAGTGACGCAATAAAAATGAATTAATATTCACAAAAATGAATAACACCTGCCCGGCAACATAGAAGCCCGCACATTACCGCCCCCACCTAAGCGCCCATACGCCACACAGCGAGGCGCTTTTTCTTTGCACCAACGATCGCACATCAAATCTGATCGCCTCGCAGCGATGCGCAGGTGAATGCGGTGCGGGATTTGCGGGGGATAGGCAGGAAAAACGATCCCCATCGATCCCTTGTTCCGTGCCGTCCCCCCCGCCCCCACGCTGCATGCTTAACAATTCACTTTTTATGCAGTAGAAAAAAGGCGCTAAAGCCTTGTCTGGTGAGGTTTTGAGGGGTGATTAGGTATGCAATGAACTATGCGGATTGTTGCACTTAGGATATGCGGCGTTTTTTTGGCAAAGAATCACTTTCGATCTCTGCAAAAACTGCGTTTGCGGGTTGAGTGCCGACATTGAGCATGGCGGACGACTTGGCGTTATCCTGCCACGTCACATTTTAATTTTCAACAGCCGTGTGACGCGACATTTTAATGAAAAAAAACGCCTGTGACATGTCACAATAGCGCACGGATAAAGAATGCGATATGAATAGCGCCGCATAAGGATGCAAAAACCGCCTTTCGGCGGTTCACATTGCACACATCAAGCCATTAACTTAATAAGCTAGTAGCTTATTGGTCATTCTTGAGCAGTTCATACGGGTTGAAGCTGATCACTTCCTCCCCTACCCAGTCGTTTAGCTCGCAAAGGCGCTCCTGCAACGGGGCCAGCTCATTAATCGCAAATACACGCGCGGCCTTTTCCACATCCCCGAATCCGCCGGTGTTATTCGGCAAAATCCCCATTAACTGCGGCGGCGTGCGCTGGGACGCTAGCTGATCGTCGCGCGTCACGTTCTTGATGTTCAAAAACTCATCTTTCGCCGCCACCTCAGCCAGCGGGATCAGCTGCAAGCCGTCCGGCTTACCGCCCGGCGCATACATGAACAAATTGCGGAAGTTGCCCGGCCCTTTCGATTCCTTCAGCGCTTTGCGCAGGTTGTCGATATCCTCCTGTTTATGCGCGGCATCGTTCATGTACAGGATAAAGCCGGCATGGCTGCCGTTGAGGTAGTATTTCCGGCGAAACAGCGTTGCGGCCTCGTTCAGCCAAATGGAGTTAAGCGAGGAAAGATATTCAGGAACGCCGTAGATCTCCTGATTAATGTCCGGGTCAAGCAGGTGGAAAATGGTGCCATCTTCAAACTGATGCGGCTCCGCCCACGATTGCACGAACCAATAAGAGTCAGTATTGACGCCACGGCGGGTATATTTCGCCAGGCTGGGAACCAGCTTCATTATCCCGCCGAGGCGGTTGTAACGCGACTCCATAAAGCTGTTGCCGAACACCATAAAATCCTGCGCATAGCGGCTGAAATCTTGCTTTGACAGCAGCCGGTGGGGCTTGAACATGCTCACTAAGATGTTGCGCTTCATCGTGATCGGTGAACTGTGATGAACCGCCGCGCGGAACGTCTTCGCCAGGCCGTTGAACGAGATAGGCGGTTCATACCAGCGATCGACGACGCAGCACTCCAGATAATCCAGAATTTCGCGCCGATCCAACATCGGGATCGGGTCGCCGAAGGTGAACGCCTCGACGTGTTGCGTGCCAGTCTGTTTTTGTGTCGTCGGCTGGGCGTGCTTGCGGCCCCGGTTGCGCTTGCTCATTTAGTAGATCTCCATAAAACCTGTATTGCTACCGGTTGCCCCTTCGAGCGGTTCATTGAATAAGGCGTGCATGACGGCCCAGGCCACATCGCCGTGGCTGACGCCTTCGGCGCGGCTGGTGACATAGGTTGCCCGGCGGCCGGTGGCCGTCATTTGCTTGCGGATGGACATAAACGCCTGGGCGATATCCAGCGCGCCGGCATCAAACTCCAGGCGGCCGGAGCGGATCACGTCGCGAGCCTTCAGCACGAGGTCGGTTTTCATTTCCAGGCTGTAGTTGATGGCGTTCACCGCCGGGAAGAATTGGCGCACCAGTTGCGACACTGCGCGCCCCAGGCCGGTGTTGTCGATGCCGATATAGCTCACGTTGTAACGTTCGGTCAGCGCCTTGATGTTGCGGGCCTGCGCTGCAAAATCCATCCCGCGCCACTGATGGCGCTCCAGCACACGGAATTTTCCGCCGGCAACCAGCGGCGGCAGGATGACCGCGCACCCAGCGCTGTCGCCATCTTCAGAACTGGCAGGGTCATAACCGATCCAGACTTCGCGCGACGCTACCGGACGCAACGCAAACGGTTTGACGTCCGTCCAATGCTCCCAGCTGTCCACCATGCAGCGCTGCATTTCGCCCATCGGGAAGACGGAGGATGTATCGTCGATGAAGTTGCACATGAACAGGTTGTCAAAATCTTCATCGCTGTTTTCCTCGCGCAGCTCGTCGAGGTCAAACAGGTCGCAGCCGCCGCGCAACGCATCTTCAATGGTGACGATCTGGCGGAATTGCTTGTCCTCGCAGAGCACGCCGCCGGCCAGGCGTTTATAGCTAACGTCAATTTCACGACGGCGATCCTTGGATTTGCCCTTGTTGAACAGCGTGCCATTCCAGAAGGAATAGGCTCATGCGTCATGCTCGACGGGGTAGAAAAATAGGTCGAACGGTAGCGGGTTTGCGACGCCATACCCGATGCGGCGCGGCGCAGTTTCTTGAAGCCGGGGATCCAGAAATATTCGTCCAGATACAGATTGCCGGGCCGGCCCTGTGCGGTGTTGGAGTTGGTGCCGAGGAAATGCAATTCCGCCGCATTCGGCAGGATGATGGTTTCCCCGCGCAGCTCCACATCGACCTCTTGCGCAAAGGCGGTGATGTAGTTTTTGAACTGGTGCGCCTGCGCCTTGGAGGCGGAAACAAACATCTGATTACGCCCCGTGTCCAGGGCGTCGATCAGGGCTTCACGTGCAAAATAGTACGTCGCGCCGATCTGGCGCGATTTCAGGATGTTGCGGATACGAAAATCTTTTGACAGCCCCGCCTCATACCAGCGCCGCTGATAGGCAAACATCTGTTCTAGAAAGATTTCTTTCAGCCGGGCATGCTGTTCGTCGGTGAAAACGTTCTTTTGCGTACGCTGGCGCGGCCCGGCGTTTCGGCTCCCAATGTTGGGATTGAGATCGGCCTCATTGCCGCCGCCGTTGTACTTGCCGATGCGTGCGTGCCGCTCCGCCTGGCGCGCCAGCAGGTCAATTTCCTTGAGGTCGCGCCCTTCTTTCTCCGGCTTCAGTATCAGCTGGCAATAGCGTGCGGCGGTGGTGATCTGCATCTGATCGAGCGGGCCGTAATCGTCCCACTTGTCGCGGCGTTTCCAACTGTGTACCGTGACGGGATTCTCCCCGATCATTTCTGCGATGCGAGTGACGCGAAGCCCCTGCCAATACAGGTACATGGCCTGACGGCGGGGATCTAGATCGGTGCTGATAGTAATAGCGCTCATGCTTTATCGGCCTGAATTTCAACGTTTCAATACCGAAAGGCTACCTACGCGCCACAACCAACACCCCTAAAGCGCCTTGTGCCATTGACCACACAAAGCCGCCGCGTTGTCCCGCCATCCCGCCCCAGCCAACATAGGCCAAACACGGCCAATCCCGGCCCATCTGCTGACTGATCGGGGCTTACCCATGCCAATATCAAAATTTTTCCGCGTCGCCGTTGAAGGCGCGACCAGTGACGGCCGCAAAATCGAACGCCGTCATATCGAAGAAATGGCGGAAACGTTCTCGCCAGCATTCCGCCCGGCGCGCGCCAACCTTGAGCACTACCTGAGCATTTTCCCAAACAGCGATTTTAAGGCCCAGGGCGACGTCGTCGCGTTGAAGGCGCAGGAAATCACATCCGGCCAATTGAAAGGCAAGCTGGCGCTGCTGGCGCAGGTCGATGCGACGGATGGGCTGGTGAAGCTGAACAACGATCGGCAAAAAATTTACACCAGTATCGAGTATTACCCGCAATTTGCCGACACCGGTAAAGCCTATCTGACCGGGCTGGCGTTTACCGACAATCCGGCGTCGCTGGGTAGTGAAGTCATGAAATTCACCGCCAACAACCTGGCCGAAACCAGCGGATTGCACTTCGGGGCGATGGAAGAAACCGTGATGGAATTTGACGCGCCAGAAACCGACAAACCGAACCTTCTGACCCAAATCAAGGCCATGTTCAGCAAAAAACAGCACTCCGATGACGGCCGTTTTTCCGACGTTCATCAGGCGGTGGAATTTGTCGCAGAACGCCAGCAATGGCTTGAAACCAAAATCGAAGCATTTTCCGGCCTGAAAACCACCGTCGAATCGCTGGAAAGCCAGCTGAAAGACGCGAAAACAGAGCTTTCCGAGCTGAAAACCACCCTCAGCACTTCTGACCGTTCTACCCATCGCCGCGACCTGTCTACCGGCAGTGGCGATAGCGTCTTAACCGACTGCTGACGGGCTAACGGCGAAAACAGGCACCGCATCGACATAAACGACCGGAACAAGGAACAATCAATGAAACCGAATACCCGCAAGCAATATAAAATGCTGCTGAGCCAGGTCGCGAACCTGAACCACATCGAACCTGAAGACGTAGCCGCAAAATTCACCGTTGATCCGACGGTAACGCAGCGTCTGGAAGACAAGATTCAGGAAAGCAGCAGCTTTCTGAAACAGATCAACATCATTCCCGTTGACGAACAGAGCGGCTCTAAAGTCGGTCTGGGCATTGACCGCCCCATCGCCAGTACGACCAATACCGACGACAAAGAACGTGAACCGATGGATCCAAGCAGCCTGGACGAAGTGGGCTATGTGTGTACCCAGACCAACTTTGACACCGCGCTGAAATATTCCAAGCTGGACGCCTGGGCCAAGTTCAAAGACTTCCAGATCCGTATTCGCAACCAGATCGTGAAGCGCCAGGGCCTCGACCGCATCATGATCGGCTGGAACGGCATCAGCCGGGCTAAAACCTCGGATATCACCGTCAATAAGCTGTTGCAGGACGTTAACATCGGCTGGTTGCAGAAAGTTCGCAAAGGTGCGCCAGAGCAGGTGATGGATAAGGTGCTGGGCGAGGACGGCAGCGTCGTGTCGGAAAAAATCCGCATCGGTATCGATGGCGACTATCACAACCTGGATGCGCTGGTGATGGATGCCGTCAACGAGCTGATCGCGCCCTGGTTCCAGGACGACACCGAGCTGGTCGCCGTTGTCGGCCGCTCCCTGTTGGCGGACAAATATTTCCCGCTCGTCAACCAGGAACAGCCGAACACTGAAGCCCTAGCCGCCGATATCATCATCAGCCAGAAGCGGCTGGGCGGCTTGCAGGCGGTGCGTGTTCCGTCCTTCCCTGACAACACCATTTTCATCACCCGACTGGATAACCTGTCGATCTACTGGCAAGACGGCACCCGCCGCCGCCACATCATCGACAACCCGAAACGCGACCGCATCGAAAACTACGAGTCCGTCAACGAAGCCTATGTCGTTGAAGACTACGAGGGCGTGGCGCTGATCGAAAATATCCAGATCCTGAAGGCGAAAGCCACTGCGCCAGCCGGCCAGCAGCCAGTGCAACAGCCAACGGAAAACACGGAGGGCTAATCCATGAGCAGCCCGGCACGCAGACATAAGCACTACATTGCCGCGCAGCAGTCCGCCTCACTGGATGAGGCGGCAAGCCTGAGCCATCTGGGCAATTACGACCTGTTGCTGTTCAAGATGCAGCAGGATCTGGCGCGGCTGAGCGGCGTCGAGTCCCACGAAACCAAAGCCGAGTTGAAGCGCGGCATGCTGCCTACTTACATGCCGTGGGTGGCCGGTGTGCTGCAAAGCGACGCAGGCCGGCAGGATGCGATCCTGATGCGCGTGCTGGTCTGGTTTCTGGATATTGGCAACCTGGAATATGCCCTTGATATCGGCGAGTACGCCATTCGACACGATCTGGTTGCACCCGACGGTTTCGACCGTTCGACCAGTTGCCTGCTCGCCGAAGAGATCGCCGCCGCTGCACAGCGCGATCTTTCCGCCGGCCGGCCGCTGAACACGGCGCAACTGCAACGCGCACAGCAACTGCTGGCAAATCAGGACATGCCCGATCGGGTGAAAGCCCGTCTGTTCAAATTTGTTGGCTATGCATTGCGACAGGACGGCGCCGCCGTGCTGGCACTGGACATGCTGAAAAAAGCCCTGCTGAAAGATGAAAACTCCGGCGTAAAAACGGATATCAAGCAGCTGGAAAAAGTAATTCAGGCAGGAAGTTAACCGAATCGCCCCCGGCGAGGGCGGCACGGGAGCCGCGACAGGTTTAAACCGCATCAACGCTCCCGTCCACCGCCCACCTACAGGAAAACGTATGGTCAGCATCGCAATAGAACCCGCACCCGGCGACAAGAAACCCAGCAACGCGCTGGAAATCGACATCGCCAAGCAGCCGACGCCGCCGGTCAGCACCGTCATCAAAAATACGGACTTTTGGCCGGATATCGACCTGAAACAGTACCGCGAAGACATGCGGCAGGACGGCACCATCACCCAGCCGCGTCTGCTTGAGGCGGCGCGGAACGCCATCAACGAAGTCAACGATCGGCTGGCAGGCTGGCGCAAGCAGCAACAGCGCGCGGGCTACAGCGAACTGGAACAGGTTCCCGCCGATCACCTGGACGACGAGAGTACCCGCGTGCAGCTGTATCGCCGCGCCGTGTTCTGCCTGACTCAGGCCAGCGTTACCGAGCGTTTTCGCAGCTTCGACGCCACAGCATCCGGTTCAAAGCGCGCCGACGCTATCGAACCGTCGATCGATGATCTCCGCCGCGATGCAGATTGGGCAATCAATGACCTTCAATCGCTGCCGCGCATGACGGTAGAGCTGATCTGATGAAGGTGTATGCGCACCAAGGCGACACCGTTGATGCGCTGTGCCAGCGCTACTACGGCAAAACGCAGGACGTGACCGAGCAAGTATTGCTGAATAATCCAGGTCTGGCAGACCAGGGGCCGATATTGCCGCACGGCTACCCGGTCGACATGCCGGACATTGTTCAATCCGAATCGGTTCAGACCCTGCAACTGTGGGATTAAACCCAGCGCGCGGGAGGTGGAGAATGAAACTCATGACTGAAAAGATTGCCGCCGGTATTAACTATTGCATTGCCGGCGGCTTATGCACTGGCGGGCTGATCGACTGGTTTCGCCACATCGACTGGAATCAGGCAGCCGTGATCGGCGGTTTTATCCTGGGCCTGTTCACCTATCTCACGCAGACCTATTTCGACTGGCGGCGCACGCGGGCCTACGAGAAAGGCGTCGACGCGGGATCATTACCGAACCGCCGGCGAAACGCGGGATTTTTAATAAGGAAGCCGAATAATGGCAATGTCAGCTGCCCTGCGTAAAAAGCTGTTCGGTGCGGCCGGCACTGGCGCGCTGGCGATCGCCACGTTGATGATCCCAGAGCTTGAGGGCGTCAGATTTGAACCCTATCGCGACGTGGCCGGCGTGCTGACCGTATGTTACGGCCACACCGGGGCCGATATCGTGCCGGGCAAGCGCTACACCCAGGTGGAATGCAAGGCAATTCTGGACAAAGACCTGATCCCCTTTGCGCGATCGGTCAATCGTTCGGTAAAAGTGCCGGCGACGGAGTACCAGAAAGCCGCCCTGATCAGTTTCAGCTATAACGTGGGTGTCAGCGCCTTTGAGCGCTCGTCCCTGCTGCGCAAGCTGAACGCCGGCGACTATGCCGGCGCATGCGACGGCCTGCGCCAGTGGATTTATGCCGGCGGTAAGCCGTGGAAAGGCTTAATGAATCGCCGCGATATTGAACACGAGGTCTGCACCTGGGGGCAGAAATGACCCGCCTGACCGCCGGCATCACGCTGATCGCGCTTTGTGCGCTGGCGTTTCTTGTTTACAGCAATCAGGGGCTGCGCCAGGAACGCGAAACGTTGCAACGCGACAACAAGAAACTGGCCGACCAAATCGAGTGGCAGAACAAAACGCAAATAGCCGTTGCCACCATCGACGAAAACCGAAGCCGAGAGCTGACCGATGCAAAAAATAAAATTGATGATCTGCAACGCGATGTTGATGCTGGCCGCCGCCGGCTGCGCCTCAACGCCTCATGCCCAACCTCCGGCACCGCCGGCATGGCTGATGCAACCGCCGCCCGACTTACTGAAGCCGCTCAACGGGATTATTTCACCCTCAGAAAGCGAATAGAAACCGCCAATAGCCAGATCGCCGGGCTGCAAGACTACATTCGCGACGTCTGCCTGACGCAACCGTAGGAGCTGCCATGTTAAAACCCGACTCCCTGCGCGCCGCCCTGGGCGACGCCGTCAATCACATCAGAGAAAACCCTGATTTCCTGCATATTTTTATTGATAAGGGCACGATTTACAGCACCTTCGCCCCGTCGCTGTCGTTTGAGTATCAATACACCCTCAACATGATCGTGACCAACTACGCCGACGACGCCAATCTGTTGATCGTCCCTATTCTGCATTGGCTACGCACCAATCAGCCGGACATTATGGCGAACCCGGACAAGCGCGGCGACGGCTTCACCTTCGAGGCGGATTTCTTGAATAACGGGGTGAGAGATATCAGCATTGATCTGAAACTGACGGAGCGCGTGATCGTCAAAGAGGAAAACGGCAAGCTGCACGTCAGCCACGCCGTGGAACCGCCTCCGCCGCCAAACAACGTTACCGAGTTTGAAATATGGATGCAGGGCCGGAAGGTGGCAGCATGGGCCGCTTAGACGATTTCCAGACGCTGGACGACACCCTTTCTGTCTTGCTCCAACAGCTTTCCCCGCAGTCGCGGCGCGTATTCACCCGCCAGGTGGCGAAAGAATTGCGCCAGCGCCAGCAAAAGCATATTCAAGAGCAAAAAACCCGGACGGATCCCCCTACGTTCCGCGCAAAAACAAGCGCCGGGACAAACAGGGCCGCATCCGCCGCAAGATGTTCACGCGCTTGCGCACCGCGCGCTTTATGAAAACGGAATCCGGCCCCGATGAAGCCGCCGTCACCTTCGCCCCCGGCGTGACGAATTTGTCTGCCGTCCACCATTACGGGCTGCGTGATAAAGTCAGCAGGAACGGCCCGACAGTGCGTTATGAGCGCCGGCAACTGCTCGGCTTTACTGACGACGATATCGAATGGATCAAGGATCTGGCCTTGACCCACATAGCCAAATAACTACATCCCCGCCGCCTTGTGCCAGCAATGGCACAAGGCGCATCGCATGCCCCCCGCGCCCGCACGCGTCACACTGGCGGTATGAATGCAATCCTCACTGAACTACGCCGCCGCCTGGCTAACATTGTGCGCATCGGCACCGTGTCCGACGTGGATACGGCGAAAGGCCTATGCCGCGTATTAACCGGTGCAAATGAAACCGACTGGCTGAACTGGCTGACGCTGCGCGCCGGCCGGGTGCGATTCTGGTCGGCCCCGTCGGTGGGCGAACAAGTGATCGTGTTGAGCATTTTCGGTGAGCTGACCACCGGCTTTGTGCTGCCGGCTGTGTTCTCCGATCAGCACCCTGCGCCATCCGATTCACCTGACGCCGTCCGCATTGATTTTCCCGACGGCGCAGTCATTGAGTACGAGCCGGAAAACAGCACGCTAACGGCGCGCGGCATGAAATACGCCGATATCCAGGCCGCTGAGAAAATCAGCGCCACGTCAAACGTCGTCGTCGTTACCGCCGGCCAGATGATCACGCTGGATGCGCCCGTCGTGGAATGCACCAACAAGCTGATCGCCGGATCGCTGCTGCTGAAGTACGGCGGCGAGATGTACGGCAACATCACCCACACCGGCGGAGGCTTTAACTCCAACGGCGTGATCGTCCATCTGCATTATCACGGCAACGTGCAGAACGGCGGCGGCAACACCGGGGGGCCAACATCATGATGTATCTCGGCATGAACCGTAACAGCGGCGAGGCTGTCAGCGAGATCGACCACATCCGCCAGTCTGTCAGCGACATTTTGATCACACCCGTCGGTAGCCGCGTCATGCGCCGCAAATACGGTTCGCAGCTGTCGGCCCTGATCGACCAGCCGCAAAATCCGGCGCTCAAGCTTCAGATGATGGCCGCTGTTTATGGTGCGGTGCTGCGCTGGGAAGACCGCATATCCCTGACCGCCGTCAATATCACATCGAACATGGACGGGGAAATGGTTGTTGACCTGGTCGGCAACCGAACCGATACCGCCGGCCGAGTTCAATTTTCATTACCGATCAGGGGGCAATAATGGCGACGATTGACCTGAGTCAGCTACCCCGCCCCAATGTTATTGAAGAACTGGACTATGAAACGCTCTTTGATGCGCGTAAAGAGCGATTGATCAGCCTGTACCCGGAGGAAGAACGGGAAGCAGTGCGCCGCACGCTGGGCTATGAGTCCGAGCCGATCGTCAAAGTCCTGCAAGAATCAGCATACCGCGAAGTGCTATTGCGCCAGCGCGTCAATGAGGCGGCGCAGGCCGTAATGGTAGCCTACGCCATGAACAGCGACCTCGACCAGTTGGCCGCCAACAACGACGTGAAACGATTGGTGATCGATCAGGGTGATCCGGGTGCTGTGCCACCCGTACCGCCGACGATGGAAAGCGATGCCGACCTGCGGCAGCGCATCCCCGCCGCGTTCGAAGGTATGAGCGTCGCCGGCCCGACCGGGGCCTATGAATTTCATGCGCAGAGCGCTGACGGCAAAGTCGCCGACGCCTCGGCGATCAGCCCTGCGCCGGCAGAAGTCACCATCAGCGTTCTATCCCGCGACGGCGACGGCACGGCATCGCCGGAACTGCTCACCGCCGTCAGCACGGCGCTGAATGACGAGGAAGTCCGCCCGGTGGCAGACCGCCTGACCGTGCAGTCTGCAAAAATTGTTAACTATCAAATTGATGCAACGCTCTACGTTTACCCTGGCCCGGCGATTGAGCCGATCATGGCCGATGCCGAACTGCGTCTAAAAAACTACATCAACGAGCAGCGCCGGCTGGGCCGCGATATTCGGCTATCCGCCATCTATGCCGCACTGCATACCCAGGGTGTGCAGCGCGTTGAACTGGCCGCGCCACTCGCTGACGTGGTGCTTGATCGTACCCAGGCCGCAAACTGCACCGATTACCACATCAGGATTGGCGGTTCAGATGAATAGCCTGTTGCCGCCTGGTTCATCGCCGCTTGAGCGGCGCGCGGCGGAGGCTTGCGCGAGCATCAGCGATCTAAGCGTCCCGCTGCGTGACCTGTGGAACCCGGCGCGCTGCCCGGTAAAGTTTTTGCCCTATCTGGCCTGGGCGTTTTCAGTAGACCGCTGGGACGAGAAGTGGACGGCGGCAGAGAAGCGCAAGGCCGTGACGGATGCCTTTTACATTCATCGCCGCAAGGGAACGGTTGCCGCCATCCGGCGTGTCATTGAGGCAATGGGCTATTCAATGTCGATCGCCGAGTGGTGGGAGGTCGCCGACCCGCGCGGCACGTTCCGTCTCACCATTGACGTGAACGACGTCGGGATCACCGATGAAATCGTCCACGAGCTGGAACGTTTAATCGGAGATGCAAAACCAGTCAGCCGGCATATCAGCGGAATTAACCTGATAACAGCATCACGGGGGATGATTTACACCGGAACAACCTGCTATTTGGGGGAGATTGTGACGATTTACCCAGAAAGTGGGCCACCTGACTTTGAATTGAAATACGACGGACGCACACATTACGACGGACGCAACGCTTACACCGGGATCACACATGACTAATTTAAACGAGCGCTCTCAGTGGGAGCCGACAATTAAACAAATTGACGAAGCTGACCGGGTAAAGGGTGGGCCGTCGGGTGCGGCAAATATCCAGGCAGGGCAATTAGCGGCACGCACCAACTTTTTAAAAAACCTGTTTGATACCCTGCTGGGCATGTCGTCATTGGGAGAAGGCCCCTATAAAGACGTGCCAGCAGCCCAGGCCGATATCAACAGTGGGAAGCTGAAGCCGGGCGAAGTGTTCAGCGTGCGCTCAACCGATCCTGATGTATGGGTCGAAGAATATAAAAACAGTAACGGCGTTGCCACGCCCACCGGTAAGGTGCTGAAAAGTGGCGAAGCCATCGATGCGCTGGTCAGCATCATCCGCAACTCAGAAACGGATGATGACATTATTCTAAAAATCAAAGACAAATATAATTTTGTTTTTGGCTACCTGACCGAGACGTTATTTAAAACACCGGGATTTGAAATCGGAACCGAAATACTCAACGCATGCGGCGTCAAAATCACACGGAATGAAAACGGGAAATTCCAGTTACGGGATGCCAATAACTTTATTCTTTTCGAATTTGGCGAGGGTGGTCTGCGTTTACCCAATATTTCATTCTCGTTGAGCAACGACGGACGGTTCAGGGTTAAAGACAAATACGGCTTTGTGTTCTTTGAGCTGGACGCAAAAGGTAATTTCCGTTTCCCGCCAGCAGAAGAACAAAAGAAGACGAGCACGGCCGATATCATCACGCGGCTGAACAGCAAAAACCTGCTGGCGTCCATTAATGCTAACGCGCCCTGCAATGTAGCCGTACAGCGGCCGACTGCGGATATCAATCTGATCGTCGTGCTGTCGCAGTCATTCGGCACCGGCACACGTTCGCAAATTGCCTTGCCCGCCGAGTTTGACTATCTGGGCAATCTGTCGCTGGGTGCATCGCCACGCGGCGGCAATCTCAGCGGAACGGCGGAAACCTATGACCCTATCGGCGGTAACAGTTTCGTGTCGCTGCGCGAAGTCTCGCAAGCCGCTGACGGCGTAATTAACGCGACCGGGCCATACGGCGAAACCATCTCGTCGGGCCTGTTGAACACCCTGAAAATGCTGCATAACGACGACCAATGGACGGTAAACGATAACGGTAAACAGTTTGCCATCGTCTGCGCCGGCGTCGGCGGTAAAAATCTGGCGCAGCTGTCGAAAGGTGCGACACCAAACCTGTACGGCCGTTTTTTAACGGCCATACAGGGGGCGAAAGCCGCAGCGGACGCGATGGGAAAAACTATCGTCTGCGCCGGTGTCGTCTTCATGCAGGGGGAGAATAATGGAGGCACCGCCTATGACGTGTATTACGGGCAACTGGAGAAATACCGCAATGACGTGATCGGCGACATTTTCGAAACATTCGGCCCGCTCCAGCAATTGCCACCGAGCTGGGCTAATTACCAGATGGGCGGCGCGTATGCGACTGACGGGCAAAATCTGGCGATCGGCCGGGTACATGTCGACTTTGTGGAAAAAACACCCGGTGCGCTGTTTGGCGGCCCCGTGTTCCCATACCCAGACCCAGGCGATCACATGTATGCCAACTCATACCGCTGGTTCGGTTGCCAGCTGGGCAAGGTGATTTATCGCGGGTTCCGCTACAAGCCGGTGGTGTTCCGCATGACTGGCGCGATTTATAACGGCAACCGCATGCTGATCAGCATTCCGTGCCCTGTGCCGCCGCTGCGTTTCGGTATGCCGTATGACCAATCAGAAGCCCAGGACTATCACGACAAGGGCTTTCTGATTAATGACGCGGTTGGGGAGTTGGTCGGCGACGATCTGGCCGTCTCCATCGTTGCCGATACGGTCATTCAAATCACCGCCCGCCGGGATTTCGTCGGCCCGGTACGCGTGACTCTGGGCGACAAGAAATACCACAACGGCAACCACAGCATTATTGACAGCGATCCACAGCTGGCGCGCTATTCGTGGGTGTACGGCCAGGAGGGGCAACCCGCCGGCGAAAACATCCCCGCACTCATTAACAAACCGTACCCGCTCTACAACTGGGCGGCATCATATTCACTGATGGCAGTAAAAGAGGACGCACTATGAACGGCATTGAAACACTGATCAGCGGATTTGATTTTCAAAATTCGCACGCCTACTTTGATTTGCCGGTGCCGCGCGGCTGTCGGGGATTTTATCTGTTTGGCGACATGCTGGGTAAAAACCTGGTCGATGGTGGCGTACAGCCGGTGACCGTAGGCTCTCCGGTGCGCGCAACGGCATACAGTACCCGGTTTACGGCCAATGACTTTATCGACACCCTGCTCGCCGAAACACCGGATGCCTCGTACTTCGCCATCGGCAAAATGTACGCTAACCCAGACGGCCTGGAATGGCGAACAGAGTGGGTTGGTAACTACGCCGCCACCATTGGCAATGTCAATTTACCCGGCAGCGGATTGGTGTTTGAGGCCAAAACCGCGCAGGCGCAGATGGTCGGTGGCTCGTTCTCCGGCGTGCCAGGTACATCGAGCAACCCTAACGTCGCGGTACTGCCGAAAGAAGCCGGATTACCAACCAACATCGAAACAGGCGTATGGCGTGTGATGTACGGTTCCGTCAGCGCGACGGGCGATAAAAAACGCATCATCAGGGACATGACGCGCAATGTCACCGCTGAAAAAGATATCGTGGCGGGCAATGTACGCGACATGCGCAATACGACCACGCTCCGTATCGGTCGCGGTGGCGATGATTCTAACGCCAAGATGGACACCGAGCTGATGATGGTGGTTGTGTTCGACACCGTGCTGACCGCAGACGAACAGCAGCAGCAGCTAAATTATGGCCTGCTCTGGGCGTCCAAGTTTGGCCTGGCCCTGAAATAGCGAGGGACGAACATGCCAAAGTATTACAGCATCATCACTAACCGTGGGGCAGAGCTTATCGCGAACGCCATCGCAACAGGGGAAAAGGTCAACATCGCCGCGATGGCCGTCGGCGATGGCCGGGGTGAACTCCCCACCCCGTCCCCTGAACAAACTGAACTGTTGGGCGAACAATATCGCGCGCTGTTAAACAGCCTGAAGATTTACCCCGGCGGCAACAACACCATCATGCCGAGATCGTGATCCCGGCCGAGATTGGTGGATTCTGGGTACGCGAGGCGGCCCTGTTCACCGCCGACGGCGAGATGCTGGCCGTGGGGAACGTGCCGGAAACGTACAAGCCGGAGCTGGCCGAGGGCTCCGGCCGTGTGCAAACTATCCGCATGGTGCTCACCGTCTCCAGCACCGAGCACATCGAACTCCTGATCGATCCGTCGGTCGTGGTGGCAACGGTTCAATACGTCGATGAAGCCGTACAAGCCGCATTGAACGCTGCGGCCGATGCGATGGAGGAAGCCAAAAGAAAAGTCACATTCGATGAAATGCACCCCATAGGCACCGTGCGACTTTTTGCCAGTGTCTTTGATCCCAATGAAAAGTGGCCGGGGACGCATTGGATTTATACCGGTGAAAATAAATCGATCCGGATCGGGAAGGAAGACGGCTCAGATGTGCTGAAAGAAGGCGGAGCGGACACCGCCACGCTGAGTGTCGAGAATATGCCGAAGCACAACCACGGCGTCAGCGGCCAGGTAGGCGAGTTTGACCACGGCACCAAGTGGGCGTCGGAATTTGACCACGGTACGAAATGGACGTCAGAAGGCGGCGAGCACGCGCACCAGGGCGGCATGGTGGCCCCCGGTGAAGCGTGGGATGGCGATTACGTCGTCGGTTCGGACAATGACAGCCACCGCACCCGGAACTGGACAAGTCAGAACGGCAAGCACAGTCACACCGTCGATATTGGCAAGCACAATCACACGGTAAACATTGGTAAGCACAGCCACAGCATCGAAATAACATCTGCCGAGGTCGGCGGCGGCCAGGCATTCAGCATTGTTGAAAGTCATATCAAGCTGATGTGCTGGTATCGCGCCGCGTAAGCGAAGCCCCGATGTGGGGCTTTATTTTTTCCTGCAGTACAGCCATCATTGACTGTGTTGGCCATACCGACAAACATAATCATCCCAAGCAGTATCGATGGCCATTGTGCCAGCCACCACACAAAGCCCACCGCATGCATTAACCGCGCACCGCCGCCACCATAGGGGAACACCGTTACAGGAGATCCGCCTAATGGCTCAAGACTATCATCACGGCGTGCGCGTGCAGGAAATCAACGAAGGCACCCGCACCATCACCACTGTCAGCACCGCCATCGTCGGTATGGTCTGTACCGGTGACGACGCCGACGCAAAAGCATTCCCGTTAAACACCCCTGTGTTAATTACCGACGTCCTAGCCGCCAGTGGCAAGGCCGGCGAAACCGGCACCCTCGCCCGCTCGCTGGATGCCATCGCCGATCAGGCAAAGCCCGTCACTGTTGTGGTGCGTGTCGCCCAGGGCGAAACCGAAGCCGAGACGACAACCAATATCATCGGCGGCGTGACCACCGAGGGCAAGAAAACCGGCATGAAAGCCTTGCTCGCCGCACAAAGCCAGCTTGGCGTTAAGCCCCGCATTCTGGGTGTGCCGGGCCATGATAACGAGGCAGTTGCCTCCGAATTGCTGGCCGTGGCGCAAAGCCTCCGCGCCTTCGCCTACCTCAGCGCCTATGGCTGCAAGACGGTATCCGAGGCGATCGACTACCGCAAAAACTTCAGCCAGCGCGAAGCTATGTTGATTTGGCCGGATTTCCTGAGCTGGGATACCACGACCAATGCATCCGCAACCGCGTTTGCAACAGCCCGCGCGCTCGGGCTGCGCGCCAAGTTGGATCAGCAGGTCGGCTGGCACAAAACCCTGTCCAACGTCGGCGTTAACGGCGTGACCGGTATCAGCGCCGACGTCTATTGGGATTTGCAGGATACGGCCACCGATGCCAACCTGCTGAACCAAAACGACGTTACCACGCTGATCCGAAAAGACGGATTTCGCTTCTGGGGGTCGCGCACCTGCTCCGATGATCCGCTGTTCCAGTTTGAAAACTACACCCGCACCGCGCAAGTGCTGGCCGACACGATGGCCGAGGCGCAGATGTGGGCAGTAGATCAGCCGCTGCACCCTTCCCTTGCAAAAGACATTATCGAGGGCATCAACGCCAAATTCCGCGAGCTGAAAAACGGCGGTTACATCGTTGACGGGAATTGCTGGATTGATGAAGCGCCCAACCATAAGGACGTCCTGGCATCCGGCAAGCTGGTGCTGGATTACGATTACACGCCTGTGCCGCCGCTCGAAAACCTGCTGCTGCGCCAGCGCATCACCGATCAGTATCTGATGAACTTCACTCAGAACGTGAACAGTTAAGGGGGACGCGATGGCCTTACCACGCAAACTGAAGTACCTGAATCTGTTCAATGACGCCAACAGCTACCAGGGCGTTATTGAAGAAATCACCCTGCCGAAGCTGACGCGAAAGCTTGAAGCATTCCGGGGCGGCGGCATGAACGGCAGCGCCAGCGTTGATCTGGGGCTGGATGATGGCGCACTTGACGCCGAGATCACCTTAGGCGGCATTGAGGCGCAGATTTACAAGCAATGGGGTATCGCCAAAGTTGACGGCGTCCTCCTGCGCTTTGCCGGTTCGTTCCAGCGTGACGATACCGCCGAGATCATTGCCGTCGAAGTGGTCATGCGCGGGCGTTTCTCCGAGTTTGATCATGGCAACTATAAGCAGGGCGACAACACGCAGACCAAGCTGAGCGCCAAGAATACCTATTTCAAGCTGACATGGGACGGCAGCGTCCTGATGGAAATCGACACCGTGAACATGGTCGAGATCATTGATGGCGTTGACCGCCTGGCGGAGCACCGCCGCGCCATCGGCTTGTAATCGCCTGCTGACAGGTATTTCATGCGGCCCGCAGGGGCCGCCTAAACAGCACCAATCATTAGGATAACGTGATGAAAGAAAAACAGACGACAGACGGCGCAGAACTGGCGACCAACCAGCCGATCACCCTTGACGTTCCGATCGTGCGCGGCACTACGCAGATCACCGAAGTGACCGTCAACAAGCCGAATTCCGGCGCGCTGCGCGGCACACGTTTGCAGGCGCTGATCGAAACCGACGTCGATTCACTGATCAGGGTATTGCCGCGCATCACCACGCCGAACCTGACGGCGGCCGAGGTTGCCAACCTCGATCCGGCTGACCTTTATCAGCTGTCGCAAGCTGTGGCGATTTTTTTCTTACCGAATTCGGTCAGGTCAGATTTCCTGAACAGCTGACAGTAGAAGATCTGACGGCGGATATTGCCGCCGTCTTCCATTGGCCGCCGACCGTCACCGACTCAATGCCGCTGGCCGAGCTGCTGGAGTGGCGGCATAAAGCCATAATCCGCAGTGGGGCAAGTGATGAGTGACAAAAACCTCCGATTGCAGGTTTTACTGAGCGCGGTCGATAAAGTCACCCGCCCGTTTAAATCCATGCAGGCCAGCAATAAAGCGCTGGCCGCTTCTGTTAAAGCCACCAAAGACCAATTAAAACAGCTGGATAATCAGGCTGGGAAAATTGACGGTTTCCGCAAGACAAAAGCCCAGGTAGCCGCCGCCGCGCAGGCGCTAAGCACTGCACGCGATAGAGCGCGCAGCCTGGCTATCGCCATGAAATCAACGGAAACCCCGACGGCGAAGCAGGCGCGCCAATTTCAGAAGGCCAGGGAGGAAGCGGCCCGCCTTCAGCAAAAATATTCAGATCTCCGGCTGTCACTGCAAAACCAGCGCACCGCACTGCAAAACAGCGGCATGGCGACTAATCGCCTGGGTGAGGCCCAGCGATCGCTGCGCGCCAATATCAGCGGGACAACCGGCGCACTTGCAGCACAGCAGCGAAGACTTGAACAGCAGGCCCAGCAGCAAAAACGGCTGAATGCTGCGCGCCATCAATTCGATGAGAGTAATCAGCGAAAAGTCATGGCTGCCGGGGTGGGTTATACCTCGATGGCCACCGGGCGCGCGATGGGGCGCGGGCTGGCCAATGCCTTGCACGTTGGTTATGACTTTGACGCGATGATGAGCAAAACACAGGCTGTAACGCGCATCCCGTCCAAGTCAGATCCGGCAATGATGGCTATGCGCCATCAGGCGAGAACCCTGCCGCTATCGTCAAAATTTACCGATCTCCAGGTTGCTGAGGGTCAATACTTCCTCGGGAGGACGGGTTATTCACCGGAGCAGGTATTGAAAGCCATGCCAGGGATGCTGAATCTGGCATCGGCCGGCGACATTGACCTGGGCACGACAGCCGATATTGCGTCAAACATTCAAACCGCGATGGGGATCCCGGCGGAAAAAATGGACAGAGTGGCGGACGTGCTTACCGCGCTGTTCACACGGAACAACGTTGATATTCCGATGCTGGGCGAGTCATTGAAATATTCAGCCGGCGTCGGCCGCGAATATGGGCAAAGCCTGGAAACCGTTTCAGCCGCCACGGCGATCATGGGGAATGCGGGCATTCAAGGTAGCCAAGCTGGTACAGCAATGCGCGCTATTCTCAGCAGAATTGGCAACAGCCCCACCGTCAGAAAACTAGGCGTCGAAACCAAAGACAAAGACGGCAATATGCGCGACCTGGTCGATATTTTGAAAGATATCGACAAGAAGACGTCAAAAATGGGGAACGTCGATCGCGGTAAGATTTTCAAAGATATTGCCGGCATGTATGCGGTCACTGGATTCGGTGAGTTGATGCGTGCGGTATCAGATGGCAAGCTGCAAAAAATGCGCGGCGCGCCGGGCGAGTATGATGGCGAGGCCGCGCGCATCTCCGGCACCATGCTGGATAACATGAAAGGCGACATGACGATGCTGCATGCCGCCCTGGAAAATATCAGCGTTGAACTGTTTGAAAAAAACGACGCCTGGCTACGAAAAACGGTCAAAGGCATCAGCAACGTTTTGCACGGCGTTGCTGAGTTTTTAAAAGCGCACCCCAACATAAGCGCCGCCATTGTTAAGATAGGGGCAGCAGCCGCTATTGCAACGACCGTTTTCGGTACGCTGACGATCGCCGTAGTCGGGCTGCTCGGCCCGTTTGCCCTGCTCCGGTTCAGCACCCGCATGTTAGGTATTCGCCTGCTGCCTAACCTCTCACTCAGCATGCTGAAATTCGCCAGTACGACGCCTATCACTAAAAAGCAAGTCGGGAGCTTCAGCCGTTCATTACTTGAAGCAGGGAAAAGCGCGCTGACATTCTCTAAGCAAGGCTTAGGGAACGCCAGCCGCGCAGTGATGACATTTGCATCGTCACCACTACAGACAGCCGCCAAGGGGATGAAAGGAGTTGGGCGCGTATTTACCTGGCTGGCAACCTCACCACTGAGATTCCTCCGCTTCGCCCTCGGCGGCTTGGCGAGTATGTTCGGCATTCTACTCAGCCCGCTGGGACTGATTGCGGCCGCGATCGTCGGCGCTGGTGTGCTGATTTACAAATACTGGAAGCCTATCAAGGCGTTTCTCGGCGGTGTTGTCGAAGGATTCAAAAGCGCCGCCGCACCGATCAAAGACGCTTTTGCACCATTGATGCCAGTATTCAACTGGATCGGCGACAAGGTTAAAGCGTTGTGGGGCTGGTTCACAGATTTGCTGACGCCAGTGAAATCGACAAAAGACAATTTGGAAAGCGCGGCATCGGCCGGGAAGACCTTCGGCGAATTTCTGGCGGCAGGCATTGAGATGGCGCTAACCCCACTGAAACTGCTGACGGACTCAATCAAGTGGGTACTGGATAAGCTGGACGAAATTAAAGTACGGTCGGCAGAAACGCGCAAACTGGCGCAGGAAAACCCGGCTGTTGCCGCCGCAGCCCGCCGCGCTGGTGTCATGATGACGCCAGGGCCGACAGGAAATTCAGCTGATGCAATACGCTATCGCTACACCGGAGAGCATGACAACGGCGGCCGTATCCCGCTGGGTAAATTCGGCATTGTCGGAGAGTATGGGCCGGAAATCGTCAGTGGGCCGGTAAACGTCACCAGCCGCCGAAACACCGCAGCAATGGCCGCCGTTGCCGCCCTGTTCATGAATGGTGCAACAGCAGCAGACGCCCCGCTACACCCACACAGCCTGGCCGGGAACCAATATCGCTCCGCCGGTAGCACATCATATCAGCGTACCAATGCGCCAATTGTCGAGATCCACGCGCCGATAACCATCAATCCGCAGCCAGGACAGAGCGCGTTGGATATCGCGCGGGAAGTTGCCAGACAACTTGACGCGAGAGAACGGCAGGCGCGCGCCAAGGTGAACAGCAGTTACAACGATTTCGAGTGAGGATAATCATTATGATGATGGCATTAGGCATGTTCGTGTTCATGCTGCAAACCGTTCCATACCAGGAATTTCAGCACCAAATGTCATGGCGACATCCGACCAACAGCCGCGTCGGGCTTCGACCGCAAAGCCAGTTTTTGGGGCCGGACGATGAAACGATCACATTGAGCGGCGTCCTATTGCCGGAACTGACCGGCGGCCGAGTGTCGCTAATGGCGATCCAGTTGATGGCGGAAACAGGCAAGGCGTGGTCGCTTATCGAAGGCAGTGGCGCGATTCATGGCATGTTCGTGATCGAGAGTCTGACCCGAAGCAAAACCGTTTTCTTTCAGGACGGATCCGCCAGGCGCATCGAGTTTACCATCACGCTGAAGCGCACGGATGAAGGGTTAAAAGATATGTTCGGCGATTTATCCCAGCAATTTGAAGACCTCGCCACTCAGGTATCTGACACTGTCGGGGGGCTTTTATCATGAGCCTACTCGACACCCTGGACAAGATCGGCGGCAGCAATACGCCGGCCTTTACGTTGAAAATCGACGGCGTCGATATTACCGGGAAGGTGAGAGAAAAACTGCTTGGCTTGACCCTGACCGATAACCGGGGCTTTGAGGCTGACCAGCTGGAGATCGAGCTTGACGACAGCGACGGCAGCCTGATGCTACCCCGTCGCGGCGTCAGCATCGCCGTGGCTATCGGCTGGAAAGATACCGGCACGATCGACAAAGGGCTGTTTGTGGTGGATGAAATAGGGCATTCCGGCGCGCCGGATAAGTTGACGATCACGGCACGCAGCGCTGATTTTCGACAAACGCTAAACGTGCAGCGCGACAACTCCTATCACAAGAAAACCCTGGGCGATATCGTGAAAACCGTCGCCACTCGCAACAAGCTAACGCCGGTCATCAATAAAAATATGGCTGATATAGCGATTCCTCACATCGACCAGACCAACGAGTCGGACGGGAGTTTCATCACCCGCATAGCGAAAGAAAATGGCGCAGTGGCCGCTGTTAAGAACGGTAATCTGCTGTTCTTCAAACAAGGCCAAAATCAGACCGTCAACGGCAAACAGATCCCAGAAATGCTAATCAATCGCCAGTCGGGCGACAGTCATCAATTCACGTTGACCGATCGCGGGGCATATACGGGCGTGGTAGCGAACTGGTTAAACACTCGCGCCGCGAAAAGCGAGCCGGTCAAGGTCAAGCGCCGCCGCAAGAAAAAGCCAATGGTTGAGGAAGAAAAACAGGGGGAATATTTAGTCGGCAGCGATGAAAACGTCCTGGTGTTACGCCATACCTACGCAACAAAATACAATGCCCAGCGCGCGGCAAAGGCCAATTGGGAACGGATACAGCGCGGCGTCGCCACTTTCTCGATCCAGCTGCGCGCGGCCGTGCAGAGCTTTACCCGGAAGCGCCCGTCACAGTCAAAGGCTTTAAGCGTGAGATCGACGAAGCAAAGTGGACGCTGGTCACAGTAACGCACAGTTTGAACGGCAGCGGGTTTACGACGTCGCTGGATCTTGAGGTAAAAATCGACGAGCTGGAAATGGAATAATGCAAACGGCCAATATTTGTGCATAATTACCAGCAATACTGGCCTTAGCCGGGAACATGACGGAGAACCCCGCCATGATGCATTGTCCTGAATGCGGCCAAGCCGCACACACCAGATCATCGAGCTACATCACCAATACGACCAAAGAGCGCTACAACCAGTGCACAAACATCAATTGTGGATGCACGTTTGTCAGCCATGAAACCTTTACCCGCGTCATTTCAAAACCGCATAACGTTAATCCGGTTCCCCCTCACCCACAAAGCGGCGGTCAAGCTTCGCTGATTTTTGGATAGCTACAAGAAAAACGCCCGCAAATGCGGGCGTACTTTTGCATAGAGAAAATCTGCGCTGCCATCGCGCTGCCATTTTGCTGCCACTTGGTGATTTTAAGGCACAAAAAAACCGCCTCTCGGCGTCTACGACATTACTACTTATTGCTTTGATTATTCGGTATTTTCGTTCCCTGGTACCCGGGGCGGGACTTGAACCCGCACAGCCATAAGCCGAGGGATTTTAAATCCCTTGTGTCTACCGATTTCACCACCCGGGCTCGGGAAAGTTGGAGGCGCGTTCCGGAGTCGAACCGGACTGGACGGATTTGCAATCCGCTACATAACCGCTTTGTTAACGCGCCTTTATTCTGTTTGCCTTTTCAGGCCAAAGCCGGTGATTCACCCACTTCGTTTTGTTCTTTTGGTTGGCGATGTTGAAATCGCTTATCCTAATCATCTGATTCTTAAGTAATTTATTTCGTTACCGCCGAATCGATGGACTGCATTATGGACTAAACCCCCCACCTTGGCAACCCCCCGAAATAGCAAAAAGTTCTCTAACGCTTTCAACTGCTTATTTTGTGGGCGCACTGTTCACAATGCCGACGCAAAGGCAAGCGGAATGTTGATTTTATATGCATCGGCTCAGGAATTCACGGGCAAATCGGTTCTTTTTTCTCGGCAGGAATCGCTTACCCGCGCCCTCTCCGGCTTTTCATTTGCTTATGGTGATGGGGTACCGTGCATAACATCCTCATGGGGGGCATCGCGCAACCTCCGGCGCCACCATAAAAACCCAGCGATCGTGCCCGGCAAAACCGCGATCGTACCAAAAATACGCTGATCGGCATTCAGCAAACCAGGAGCAACGGCGGATAGCACCGCGCATAACAGCAGAAACCACCGCAATCGGCGAATGCGGGATGAGCGATTCCGACGATAGCCCCCACCAAACATGCCGGCAGAAAACCGAGCGCATAGGAAAAAGCCCCAATGAACACCAGCATTCCCAGCACATCGCCGACGTTAAAGTACCCAGGATCCACATAGCCACTGATACCAAACGTCATCAGCAGCAGCATCAGCATGCCCCCCAACGGCGGGGCGACCAGCCCGAAGAACAATATGCATCCTGCCACTCTCCTGACCAGATGCCGTATAGCGCCAGACTTCAT